GATACGTGCCCATTCACGAAATGCTTTATGCTCAATACGGTTACTATCTTGGAACCGTTGCATCTTTTTTGCAAGTTTGACATTTTCGGTTATTATTTCAAAATCTTCTGTACTAAGTATAGTATCTTTAAGTTTTGACCAATCTTTTATTCCTGTATAATTACGTAGTGTATCACGACTTGGTTTCTCTATGATTCGCAAATGGTCATAATCTTCTGCTGTAATGTCACCATATTCTTTAAGAACTTCTTTGAATCTCATTAATTTGTTCTGTATCTTATTTGGGTTATTCATTGCTTATCTCTTGTTTAAAAGTTTCTTATTCATCTTTTAATTTCTACTAATATAGTTACAAATGTGGTATCTGTCAAGGATTTTATTGCGAATTGAAAATTTATCACTATCGAAAAATTCTCTTGACACATTTTTACATCATCATTATAATATAGTCTATCGTGGAATATTCAACCAGTAAAATATAGAGGTGATAATAATGGAAGAAACCCAACATCAGAATATAGTAGTACGCGCTCATGGAAAACCTTGTAAATATATTCCAGAATATTGTCAGAAGCTTATTGATTTTTTTAATATAGAACCGTATACCGAAGTGTATGCGATGTCTAAAGATGGAAAATCCGTGTTTAAAGAAAGAATTCCTAATAATCTCCCGCTAATTGGTAGGTTTGCTACAACCATAGGTATCGGTAAAAGTACTATATGGAGTTGGAGTGAGCGATATCCGGAATTTAAAGCAGCACTTGAGATAGCACATGATATGCAGGAATATATTTTAGTAACTAATTCACTTATGGGACTTTATAGTCCAGCTGCATCAATCTTCGCTATGAAGAATCTTATTGGGTGGCGTGATAAGATTGAAAGCGAACAAACTGTTAAGTTTTCTGTTGATAGTCTTATGCAACAAGTTCGTGGGATGAATTCAGGTAAAGATATGCTTGAGCAGAAAAGTATGAGAATTGCGGGCACAGCATAATGGTAGGAAAACGATGTGAATGACAACATGCGAGAAGGAATTCTCGTAGGTGAGTATATTGATTGATATTAAGGGAGTAGGTTAATTTATGTCACGTTATCGTCCGAGAGATATACGCGAAGGTGAAACAACAAGTCATCCATTGGATGGTGACTTAACCAAGCCATTATCCAAGGCGAAAAAGAAAGAAAGAGCAGAAAAGCGTAAATCAATAAGAGAAAAGTATCTTGAGCTTACATCCGACCAATACTGGCGTTTAAACCATCTTTATAAAATAGTTGACAGAAACAGTAATACAATACCGTTTGTTATGAATGAAGTACAGGAAGATTTATATGCTAATATGTGGTACTGGAATATAATTCTCAAAGCTCGGCAACTTGGATTCTCACAGTTTATTTCTATTCTTGGTCTTGATTATGCTTTATTCAACGATAATATGTCCGTTGAGATTATTGCTCATACATTAAATGATGCAATCAAGATATTTGACAAGAAGGTTAAGTTTGTTTATGATAATTTACCTGATGAAGTTAAAGAAGCTTGCTCGACGGTGAAAGCCAATGTACGTCAACTTAAGTTTAATAATAACAGTGTAATATCTGTAGGCACATCAGCACGGTCGGATGTGATTTCGTTTCTTCATATTTCAGAATATAGTAATATATGCGCAATGCGTCCTGACCGTGCCCGTGAAATAATAACCGGGTCACTTCCTGCTGTTCATACCGGCAGTCTTGTATTTATAGAATCAACAGCAAGGGGTGCAATTGGTGATTTTTATAATAAGTGTAAAGAATCTGAAGATAGGTTACTACAGAATGCCACATTAAATAAACGTCAGTTTAAGTTTCATTTTTACCCGTGGCATAAATCATCCGGCAACCGCCTTGACCCGCAAACCGTAACAGTATATCCGTGGCAGGTAGATTATTTTAAAGACCTTGAATTAAAACATAAAATAGGACTTGATGAAGAACAAAAAGCATGGTATGGAAATGAATGTTTATTATATAAAGATGACATGAAACGAGAAAATCCATCATATTCAGAGGAAAGCTTTTTTGAGTCTACTGAAGGTGCATACTATATAACGCAGTTCCGTAAAATCCGCGAAGAAAACCGTATTGGTAAAGTACCACATATTCCTGGTTATTCAGTAGATACGTGGTGGGATATAGGCGTTGGAGATTCAACTGCAATCTGGTTTACACAGACTGTAGGTCGTGAACTTCACTGGATTAATTATTATGAAAATTCAGGTGAGGGTCTTGAACATTATATTAATATATTGAAAGATTATGAAAAGAAGTTTAATTATATATATGGCAGACATGGTGCGCCGCACGACATTAATGTTCGTGAGTTTGGTAATAATGCAGTATCACGTCTTGAATCTGCCGCCCGCCTTGGAATCCGATTTGAAGTTTGCCGGAATCTTCCAATAGATGAAGGTATAGAGGCTGTTCGTCAAACATTAGGTGTCTCGTGGTTTGATGAAGAAAAATGTGAAATGGGTATCAGACTTCTTGAATCATACCGTAAAGAATGGGATATAAAACATGGACGGTGGAAAGATAAACCACGGCATGATGAATGTTCGCACCCGGCAGATTCCGCACGCCTGTGTGCACTTATGTGGAAACAACCAATGTATAGAGGCAAGACAATCATAAAGCATAAACCCGCACCAGTAGCAGGTGCATGGACATGAAAATAGACAGGATGTGGGTATAAATGGCGGACATATTTAAAAGTTCAGTATTACCTGATAGTACTGGCAGCAAGAAACCAGAATCTACTATCAAACGGGATACATTAAGTATCGTCGTGCAAGATGCACAGGATGTACAATCATCCACCACTATCACCTCATTAGCCGGTTACATCAATAAATGCTGGCAGTCTGCTCGTGATGCAAAGGAAGATGTACAAGATGAATTGAAAGCATCTGCACTTCAGCGCCGTGGCGAATACAGTCAATCTAAACTTGCTGAAATTAAACAAATATCTGGGTCCACTGTCTTTATGGATATTACATCTGTCAAATGCCGTGCCGCAGAGGCATGGATAGGCGATATACTTTCTCCATTTAATGACTTAATCTGGTCTATATCGCCCACTCCAATACCATCTCTACCCCCAGATGTTAAACAATATATAGATAATAGTATAGCGCAAGATATTCAGAAGAATCCCATGCTTTTTAAAACTATGGATGATGAAAAAGAATATCGTGAGTATTTTTATGATGAAACATTACAAGCAATTAAAAAAGATGCCAAACTTCGCTCTGACCGTATGCAGGATAAAATTCTTGACCAGATTACAGAAGCAAGTTGGAAATCTGCAATCGGTGAAGTTATAAGTGATATTGTCACATATAAAGCTGGGTTTCTTAAGGGTCCAATCGTGCGCCGAAAGCCAGCAATGGAATGGTCATCGGATGTATCTTCGGGGGCTCAGAAAATAGAGGTCATAGATAAACTTGTTATTGAGTATGAACGTGTATCTCCATTCAATATTTATCCATCACCTGATTCTACCTGTATAGAAGATGGATTTCTTATAGAACATCATCGACTTAGCCGCAAAGATTTAGTGGAACTTGAAGGCGTTCCCGGATACGATGAAGATGCTATTCATCTTGTTTTAGATAAGTTTGGTGAGACTGGAACTGATAAATGGCTATGGAATAAACTTGAACAGGATGAGGCTGAGGGTAGAGACCAGTCGCTTGTAACCAGTAATCCTGAAGCAATTATAGATGCTCTTGAATTCTGGGGAAGTTGTAGTGGAAAGTTGCTACTTGATTGGGGCATGGAAGAAGATGAAATTGAAGACCCGGATGGTGAATATCAGGTTAATGCGTGGCTTATTGGAGAATATATTATTAAAGCTGTCTTAAATCCGCATCCGCTTAAGCATAAACCATATTATAAGGCATCTTTTGAAGAGATTAATGGCGCATTCTGGGGACGGGGTGTACCAGAGTTGATGGAGTCGATACAAGAAACTTGTAATGCTACCGCACGTGCGCTAATCAATAATTTGGCGATAGCATGTTTAACTGGTGATACTATTGTTTTGAGAAATACCTATCATCAACGTGGGCTTGCCGAAATTACTTTGAATGAGCTATGGGAAGAGAAAAATTCATTTAATAGTGGGTTAAGACGTACTCTTTTGCGCTCAATGGATGAAAAAACAGGTCAGTTATTTTCAAATCGTATTGTTGATATATTTGATAATGGAATTCAACCAGTTTATGAAATTCTTACTGAAAATGGTTATCGTATAAAAGCTACTATGAATCATCGGTTTATGAATTCTTCCGGTGAATGGGCTGAATTATCTGAATTTAGCGAAGGTGATGAAATAGCTGTTAATGGTAAAGGTGAACCTATACCAAGAACACATGAATGTATTGATTGTAGTACAATGATTATTGCAAAAGCAATTCGTTGTAAATCATGCCATACAAAGTGGCATAATGATAATCAGATGCGTAAAGCTGCTGAAAATCGTAATGCCAATGAAACTACAGCAAGAGCAAGAAAAGCATGTAAAGATGCCAGAAAAGAATCATGTGAAATTTGTGGTTCGGTACATAAACTTGAAGTACATCATAAAGATAGAGACCCATATAATAATGAGTCAGGTAACTTAACATGTTTGTGTGAAATGTGTCATAAATTTGAGCATAAGCGGCATGATAATTTAGGTGACCCATATAGACATAAATATGTAGATTATGATAAGATTATATATATTAAGTATATTGGCTCAGAACAAGTATTTGATTTACAGATGAGTGCACCTTATCATAATTTTGTAGCTAATGGATTCATCTCTCATAATTCAGGTCCCCAGGTATCTATTGATACTTCTAAACTTGAACCCGGTCAGGATACCGAGGAAATATACCCGTGGAAGGTCTGGTATTATGATTCTGCATTGGCTTCATGGACTTCCGGGTCTGGTAAGGCGATTGATTTCTTTAATCCGCAGTCAAATGCTGCCGAGCTTCTTGCTGTTTTTAATCAGTTTTCTCTTAAGGCAGACGAATATACAGGTATTCCTGCTTATACCTACGGGTCATCTGATGTTGGTGGGGGAGGCAGAACGGCTAGTGGGCTGTCGATGCTTATGTCAAACGCCTCTAAGGCCATCAAATTCGTTCTTGCATCTGTTGACTCAAACATCATAGAACCGTCCATCACCAGCCTCTATCTCTTTAATATGATGTATGACGAAGACGAGTCCATTAAGGGCGACATAGTTATTCGTGCTCGCGGTGCATTATCATTAGCACAGAAAGAACAGATGGTTATCCGGCGTACAGAGTTCATGAATATGCTTGCAAACAATCCAATGTATCTTGATATCATAGGCAAGAAAGATATATCAATCCTTCTCCGTGATGT